TAGTCTTCACTATCAATCAAGTTCTTTGCTTTACGACCAAATCTTACTGCGAGCTCACCCGTGTGTGTTGCTTGAATAATCTTGAGTTTCGGATCACGGCCCACCATCCATGCTGGTAGCAAGTAAGATGCAAACTCAGACTTTGTATGTCTAGGCGGCATATTAATTATTAATCGATTTATTTCACCAGTTGCAAGTTTATTAAATTTTTCTGCAATGTGCCTGTGATGAGAACCTTCTATGAAATCGGGCCACATACATTTAACAAAAGATAAAAAATCATTTTTAGCTTTGTTCTGTATCTTTTTTTCTGCATGTAAAATTTGCAGTTGTTTAAAAGTTTTTCTAACATCTGCAGGTAGTTTACTTATATCTATATTATTTAAATCCATTTAAAATTTTTTAAAATTTTTTTTGCACTATGTTTAAAGTGTTCAACATGTTTTTACCAGCTAAAGCTATGTAAATCAAGCTATACAACCTAGAGTAGTGGGACCCCTTTTGTATAAAAGGGGGGATAGGGTCTAAATTATTTTCTATGTTTGAGATTGGTTCGGGACCCCTGGCCCGTTAGGGCCAGGGGTAAGAGAGTTAGTTAGCCCAATGATCTAGGGCTTGTTTTTTTATTAGCATTGCAGGACCAACAACAATATCTTTACGACCTGTAATGTAGTTGTCGTTGTCAAATGTTGCACGCCACAACGCAGTTGCCTCTGGGTTTAAAGGTAAGCCAATTAACTTACCCTCTTCATTGACTAATAAAAGATCACCATTTGGAAAAGTAATACACTCAACCATTCCACCTACAAACTTTGAAACCTCTTTGTATTTTGGCTCGTCTTTTTTATCTTCAATGATTTTAAACTCAGATGCTTTTGTATTTATGTCTGTAGTCATGTCCTTGAACATATAGGATAAATCAAGCATTGTCAATAACCTTTTTTATTTCTGTGGTTGTATAACTATGATCGCCATAACCATAATTATAAGTATGAGTTGTTTTCTTTGGGTCCTCGATCGGTGTTTCAAGTGCGTCTGGTCTTGGGTGTAATGCAATGAATTGTTCTATATGTTTTGTAATAAAATCATGCATGCAAGTCTGGTCGCAAAAGTATTTGTAAATTGAATTGGCTCTATAACTATTCAATGCGATCTTAACAGTTCTTAAAACTTTAGAGCCCTTGACACCACGAACTCTTGTTGTTGTTTGTCGTTTATGGCAACTCGGACCATGGCACCAAATATAATCACTCATAGTTCGGCAACCCCCCAAAAATCATAGTCACACTTAAAAATAATAATAATACTGAAACAATTAAATGTGATGTATGAAATGCAATAATCAGACTTACTTGTGCCAACATTACACCTAACAACATTAAAAGTAATCTCATTAGTGCCTCACTTTCCATGATGTTGTTGCTGTTCTATAACCATGTGCGTCTAGGTCATAGTAAACATAATAAGGTGTTCCATTTTTAGCTACACCAAATCTTGACTTGTCGTCATGTTTGCCTTGTCTTGTTATGTGCTTCTTATGTTTAGAAGCCCAGTATGTTATGTAAAATGTTTTAGTCATATTTCTCTCTTTCTGTTATGGGATTATCCTACAAGATAATCCCATAATTGTCAACACTTAATTTACAGATTGTTGCATTTGTTTTCTTGCAAACGCAATTTTCTGTTCTCTTGTTAAGACCTCTTTATCTTCCAAAAGACTAGCCAAATTTTCTGGGCTATAAATAGAAAGTGCAAGACTTGAACTTTCATTCAACATTGTTTCATTTAAAACAACACCAACTTTATCAGCTAAAGCTTTTGCTTGGTCAAATGTTCTGTAAGATTTTAAACCTAGTCTTAAAGTTTTCATCTTGCCCTCAACATAATTATACATTTGTTCATGCTCTTTAACTACATTGTCAGCACTTTGAACATACATCTTAAAAAATTCATGAGTATTCTCATCAACTTTAAATTGTCTTGAATGACAATAAGATGTTCCAATTACCCAAAGTTTAAAATCATTTTCCCATTTGGCAACAGGTTTAGTTATAGATTTATCTTCGTTAGATGAATTGTTAAAACCCAAATAAGTATTAACTTGACTTTCATCATTGTAATACTTTGGATTTCTTTTTGAGTAGTCATTATCAATAGACAAATGAAAATCTGGGTTTAATCCTTTTGCTTTCAACTCATCACGATAATATGCTCTTGCGAACTTTCTACTCATGTCAAACCTAACATTCATCTCTTGATTGTTAGTATGTTCTCTACCTGTATCATCAACTTCAGTAATTGGATTTTGAATATTAAAACAATTATCGTGGTATAACTCCCCACCACTTGACCCATACTTATTGGTCATTCTTCTAATTGTATCAACATCTTCTTGTGGTTGATGAAATCTTACAACTTTTTCAATTTGCTCTTTTGCTTTTTCTCTGATTAAGTCGTATTGTTCTTTTGCCTGTACCAATTTATCTTTTACTTTATCTTCGTAAAAAGATTGAAATTGGTCAGCAATCACTTTTCTCTTGTCAGAGTTAAGTGTTATCTTTTTTGTAGTCATTTATACCTCTTTCTTATTAATTAAATTATTTTTAAATTATCACTTGACAATAGGATTGTCAAGTATTATATTGGATTTACTATTTATCAAGTTAAGTTAAACTACCTCTGGTAATTGTAAGACCTCGTTTACTCTGGCACGGTCGATAAATTTTGAAAGAGTGGGACAACTTCTGGTTGTAGTTTTGGGACTATCTCTCCCACGTTCCTACAACTAGAACTGATCCCTGATCCTATTAGTGCTTCGGTCTATAGATCCGATTGTGTGAAGAGGATCTGGGATCAGCGCGGGACAGCAAAGGTTTAAATGCTGGATGACATGGATCACCTCTGAAATTGGGTGAAGAGATCAAAAAGTTCCAGTCGCCTAAGCCGCGTTAGATCTGGGATCAGTTGTCGTGTCGAATGGCGTTGGAATGTCCAGCCATCGTTTGACCTGTAAAGGGAGATGCTTGCCACGAGACAGCTGGTCATTGAGCGGCGGTTGACTGCTTCGAGGGGCGCGCACCCATCAACCACAAGCCTCAAGCTTCAAGCTTGACAGCTGGTCAAGGATATTGTAGGATGAATTTAGAAAGGAATAATTATGACTAAAAAATATAAATATCTGCAGGTGCATACGCTGTATTATACTTTGGTAGATAAAAAAGGAAACGACAACGGTAAAGTCTATGAATACGATGGAGATCATTCCCTGTTTTGTGATGGTATAGATTTTAACGATTTAAAAGAAATAAAAAAACCTTTTTATCCATATGACTAGAAGGATTAAAAGCCCAGTGATTTTAATAAATCATTGGCGCTGGCTAGAGGCCAATGGCTACAAGCAACAAGCGGCAAGCTGCAAGCTCCAAGCCTCAAGCTTGACAAGACGCTTGTATGGTGTTATAGGAAAATCAAGGAGAAAGAATTATGAAAACAGATGAAGCATTAAAAATTATAGGGGGCAGCCTAAGTAAGCCTTCAAAGATGCCTGGCTGGTCGATAGGTTTACCTGCCAAAGAATGCAAGACAGGCGGCAAGCTCCAGCAGGTGAAGGGCTCAGTATGTTATGACTGTTACGCTCTCAAAGGTTGTTACGTTTTTAAAGTTGTGCAGGATGCACAGTATAGAAGGCTGGCAGCGTTGCAGGACCCGCAATGGGTTCAGGCCATGACTCACTTAATCAACAGCAAAAAGCCAGATGTATTTAGATGGCATGACAGCGGCGACGTCCAGGATCTGGATCATCTTAAAAAAATTTATGAAGTGTGCAAGCTCACACCTACAAAAAAGCATTGGATGCCGACTCGTGAAGCATGGATAAAGGACCATCTCGATGGCAAGCCTGACAATTTAGTCATACGATTTAGCGCGCCCATGGTAGACCAGCGGGCGCCTGCTTCGTGGCCTAACTCTTCAAGTGTTGTCACTAAGGATCAGCCCTGGTTTGGTGCAACAAGTGTCATGTGTCCAGCTCCAAAACAAAACAACGAGTGCAAGGACTGCAGACAATGCTGGAATCCTGAAATTAAAAATGTTAGTTACGGTAAACATTGATATGTGGCATCACCCAAAGTATTATAAAGAATTACGCAAGCGTAATAAATCGGATCAGGCCATTAGCGACGGAGCTTCGACGGAAGCAACAAGCGTGCGTCCTGGTCCGGGCCTCAAGCCACAAGCTGCAAGCGCCAAGCTCAAAGAGCCTCAAGCTTCAAGCGACAAGCATCAAGCCCCAAGCAACAAGCGTCAAGCTTAAAGCCACAAGCCTCAAGCTCCAGGATCCTGGACCCTTCAAAAAGTTTCACGGTACCCGAACCGAGGGCCTGGATGCAGATGAAGCTATTCTTTGGATGCTTTACATGGAAGGCAATTTGATGTGGACTGAAACGTATCTTGTTACTCTTCGTGACTTTTAATTCTACTGTGAAAAAGGTGCCAGAAGTATTATAGCCCAATAGATCAGGAGTACCGGAAGAGCTAAGGTTTTCA